CTGACATACTGCTTGTTCCGGTAAAGCGGATTGCCTGTTGAAAGGTGAGGTTTACCTATCGGCTTATACGTGGAATTGTCAAGCTGCCAGGGCGCTTTATAGGTTTCTCTGGCAACGAAGTAGAGCCGCTTGCACTCGTCAAGAAACCAGATTTTACCCGATAGCTCCTTGAGGGAATCAAAGGCATCGGAGGGATGCACGTAGTTGAAGATGGCTTCGGCGATGGTCGGGCCCGTCTCAATCAGCCCCTCGGTGACACCTTCGTCAGCCAGGTAATCGGTGAGAATATCCTCGACGATGTACTCCAGAGTCTTATCGGTATAGGACTTCACCACCAGGCGCTTGTCGGCCAGGTAGTGATTGTCCATGCAGGTGATATCGTGGAGCAGGCCGGAGACGGGAGCCAGGCGGGCTTTGCCCGGGTTGTCAATAAAGCCGGCGAACTCAAGCGTCTCATCGGTGCCGGGGATGGTGAGTAGTTCATCCCAGAGGATATGAAAAGTAGCCTTAATCCAAGCGTCGCTACGGGCGGAATCAGATACTCTAGCCTCACATATATCGCCACCCAAACTAGCTACGCCAGCACCACGCTCGCCCATCTTGCAAAAATCAGTGTCCCTACCAGAAGCACTCTTGCTTGTATCTATCCCCGTGGAAGCCCCGTTGCTGAACTGCTCAACGCTTGTCGCGGTTCCCCTCAATGTCGTCAAGTGCCAGACGCCCGTAGCCATAGGCGGAACTGTCGCCACGTCCTTGATATAGTAGCCGTCTATGGGATTATAAACAGTCCGCATGCCGCTTACGCTGGGTCTCGTCTGCACCAAAAGATGCCCAGCCTCGCTCGCATCGGTCGCGAATATGACCTGCTCGTTGAGATTGTCCAGCCTAAACAAGGCCTCAACCGTGCAGTCGCCAGCCAATGCCCTTATTTTAGTGCCAGTGGCACTCAGAACCTCATTGGCAGCACGGTTGAAGTTTTGGCACTTCCCTACCTTGCCAGCGGCTTCGGTGGGAGCCGCCGCTCCGCCTTTTGTCCAATCATCATTGTTATTCGTGCTATCGTAACAATGCTGGTTATCAACCCCATTGGACATGTGGCAAACATTGATGAAATGAGCATCCCAGACATTCTCGGCTGGCGTCGAGTTGGTATCTCCAACATAGTTTGAATTGTCGGCGTGGTCAGCATCATAGTAGAGGTAGAAGACCGTATCGCTGGAGCTGGATATCTCCCAGCCATCCCTCGATACCCAGAGGATAGCCTCTTCGTTGTCGGCGTCCCACTTCTCAATCTCGACGTAGAGCTGGGTCTGTCCATCACTCTTGGTAACTGCAATCTTCAGCTTTTCGCTGCCCAGCTCGTCGAATACCCGGGTAAAGTCGGCAGAGGTTAAGCCGCAGGTCCCGGATATCCGGAGCATCACGGGGAACCAGGTCAGGGTGGAGTCTACCTTGGTATTGTCGATGACTATTCTGGTTCTTTGTTTCCAGCCAGCTAACCAGGCGGCAGAGGTATCGCCTTTCACGATGGCGACCGGGTGACCCCTTACATAGCTGCCGCTGCCGGCTTCGTCTTTGACCGAGAAATCAGCGACACTGCGCTCCTCGATGCGCTTATCGATATTTAGCGAGTCGAGCTGAAGAGTTGCCTTTTCGTCATTGATAAATACCGAGACCGGCGCTGTCATTAGAACCTAAATCCCCCTCTCCGCCTAGCTTCATTAACAATACGTTGAGCAAAATAATCTATATCGGAGCGGTTGTTTGCCTGGAAGTTATCAATGTTTATAGTGAGGTTCGTACCGGAGCCAAACCCGGATGGGAGAGCCGCCGTCAGCAGGGAAGGGAGTTTATCAAGGGGCGCAATGACCTCCGGAACCTCGCCTACCCTGGCTATTGTTTCTTTTTTGATTATCGCACCCGTTTTGAAGGCCGGTAGTTCGGGCATCTTGAAGGGAATCTCCGGAATCCTGATGCCAATTTTCCCGATGGCTTCATTGACGGCGCGTATCATCTGGTTGGCCATGTCGATGATGTAGTTGATGGCATTCCGAATCGGCTCGTACATCGCCTGCGCAATCTTGTTAAAAATCCCTTTTATGCTGATCCACAGTCCCTCAAAGAAAGGAAGAATTTCATTCCAGATATCTATAATTCTATCGACGGCAGCAACAATAGGGTCTATTGCCACGCTCTTAATCGCTTCCCAGGCAGCGGAGAATATATTTTTGATGCTATTCCAGAGCTCATTAAAGAACCCGGTTATCTTGTCCCAGTTCATAAAGATGAGACCGGGCAGCCCCAGGAAGTAGGGCCAGTTCTCCTTCAGCCAGTCCCAGGCTGCTCCGAAGGCATCTGTAATCGTCAACCACAAGCCGACGAAGAAATTTTTAATGCCTTCCCAGTTCATTACTATGAGTGTCGCCAGGGCTGCCAGCGCAATTACGGCAGCAATTACCAGCCCGACAGGGCCGAGAAGTAGTGTAAAGCCTGCTGCGAGCATCGGCAGCGAATATAGCAGGAGACCGAGGACTGTCAACAATACGCCGATGGCAGCGACGATAATAACAATCGTCTTGGTGAGCTGCGGGTTCTGCTGTATCCAGTCGACTATCTTCTGAATAATGGGCTTTATTTTGTCTATGATTTCCTTCAGGATGGGCAGCAGGTTATCGCCGATGGTCGAGGCTAAGCCCTTTATAGTTTCCTGGATGGACTCAAGGGTGCGGCCTGCGCCTTTTTCCATCTGCTCAAAGGCGGCGACCGATGCGCTGCTGGAGTCTGCCATCGCCTCTATATCAGCAGCAAATGTAGTAGCGTTTTCCCCGGTGAGTGATAAAACAGCAGAGAGACCTTCCACCGAGCCGAACATTTTGCCGAGCATTTCATTACTGCCACCAGTGGCCTCTCTCAGTTTGTTCAATGTCCCGGCCAATCCCAACTCTTCTAACATCGCCTCGCCCGATTCATAACCGAGCTTCTCTAATACCTTCCCCATATCAGCGGTCGGCTTTATAAGGCTCGCAACTACCTGTCTCAATTGAGTTGTGGCGGTTGCTGTTTTAATCCCTTGCTTCGACATGGTAGCGACCGCGGCAGAGACTTCCTCAAAACCGATACCCGCAGATGCAGCTATAGGCGCTACATTGAATAAGGATGCCGATAGCTCCTCAAAGGTAGTCTTGCCGTTTTTGACCGTGGTAAACATTATATCGGCTACCTTCTCGGCGTCCTCGACCGGTATCTTGAAAGCATTGAGGACTGTGGATAAACCGTCTACGGCAGTCTCCGTATCCGTGACGCCGCCGATAGCCGCCTTGGTGGCTACCTGGAGGAAGTCAATCGCGTTCTCCTTCGGTACGCCGGCGGAGATTGCCTGGTAAAGAGCTTCGGCCGATTTCACGGCATCGACCCCCAGTCTGGTCGACATCTGCTTGACCTCATCAGAAAACGCCTCGAACTCGCTATCGGAGAGCTGCATCATGGTATTGACTTCACGCATCGCGGTATCGAAGTCGGCAGCCAGCTTCGTCGCCACGCCCAGTGAGGCCGTAATACCTACCCCAATGCCGGTCATAATCTTGCCCGCCTGGGATAGTGACTTCTGGGTCTTATTGATTTTGGAGATGAAGCTTTTATCATCCAAACCCAGGGTGACAAAGAGCTTCGCTATTTCATTTCCCATCTTGCCTCCGACCTTTCTTTTGTTCCTTGCCCCCGAGAATAGAATTGAGAAAGCGCACCCGCTGCTTTATCTGGTCGCCGCCGGTTATTCTTTTCGGCTTTTTCAGGAGCATGAAGTCCTGCGGGGTAAAATGCTTTGCCCGCTTTTTGCGGTCCCGATTAACCTCGGCTATGACAGAGGCAATGAGCGCGAAGTGATAATCCTCTATCGTCTGCTGCGCGTCGTATTTCCTGGTCAGCTCACTGAACTGCGCCAGCGTGAGGTGCCAGAACTCGGCTTCGGATAAGCCGAGGTTGTATCTCCCGAATGCCCAGAGCTCTAGCCATCCAGGGGGCTTGCTAAAGGGACTTTTTCTTTTTTACCCTCCGCTTCCGGCATAGCCGCCTGGAATGCGTCGTTGATATGCTGCGCTATCTCAGCCATGTTCCCGGTATTTATCCATGAGCCGACCTGCTTCAGGGTTAATTTTTCGTCTTCGTGGAGCAGGCATGCCCAGAGCAGGGCGCGGAGTTCTTTCGCTCCCATGTGCTCGGGGTCAATACCTTTGAAAAGGCTCTCTCCGGTGGCCTCCTCGAAGGCAACCATGGCGTTGAGGTCCAAAAGCAAATGCCGTTCTTTATCTAGCAGTATGGGGATAGCCGGTTTTACCTTGCTCATGTTTCCTCCTTTTTACTACCCGGGTTATTATTCCTCGGAGAATGTCGGCTCGCCGGTAACCTTCAGGGTCAGAGAGGCGTCAACGGTGCCTTCCATCGGGAAGGTGAAGTCCCCGAAGTGAGTTGCCAGTGCGTTGAATGTCCAGGTGGTTGCGTCCGGCAGGGTGATAATGACTTCCCGCTCGGTGCGCGATTTCATGTCGGACAACAACTGTTGTTGGCCGGTCGTATCCCCGGCGATGAACCTGATGGGTAGCGTCAGCTCGCCGCCGTCGAGCATCCCGGGTAGATAGGTCTTCCACTCCGACTCGTGGCTGCTGGACTCTACCGTTCCCATGTCGATGCCGGAATACTCCAGGTCGAGTAGATAGCCGATATCGTGACCACCCCAGGTAACCTGGGTGCCATAGCCTGTTTGTGGTTCTGTCTCTGCTGCCATTTTGCTTTACCTCCAGAATTATTTTGCGCGAAATAAAAAGACCGCTACCGGGGTTATGATTCCTCGGAGAAGACCGGCTCGCCGGTAACCTTCAGGGTCAGAGAGGCATCAATGTTGCCTTCCATCGGGAAGGTGAAGTCCCCGAAGTGAGTTGCCAGGGCATTGAATGTCCAGGTGGTTGCGTCCGGCAGGGTGATAATGACTTCCCGCTCCGTGCGCGATTTCATGTCCGCCAGCAATATTTTTTGGCCGGTCGTATCCCCGGCGATGAACCTGATGGGTAGCGTCAGCTCGCCGCCGTCGAGCATCCCGGGCAGATAGGTCTTCCACTCCGACTCGTGGCTGCTGGACTCTACCGTTCCCATGTCGATGCCGGAATACTCCAGGTCGAGCAGATAGCCGATATCGTGGCCATCCCAGGTAACCTGGGTGCCATAGCCTGTTTGTGGTTCTGTCTCTGCTGCCATTTCGCTTTACCTCCAGAATTATTTTGCGCGAAATAAAAAGACCGCCATGATGGCGGTCCGAGTTTGGACTGAAAGGACTTTTATTCTACCGTGCTATCCCAGTGGTGTGAGTCCGGCTGGCGGGGCCCCAGAGGCGGCCAGTCGCTCTTCTTGATTTCCCACACCCACCAACTGATAAACGGCCGGTAGAAATCCGTATCTATAATCATAATGAACAGGTTTACAAACGCCTCGAGGAAGTTGACCCGGCTGGGGAGATTGAGCTGCTTGAAAAATCTATCCCTTATATCAACCAGGATATGGGCTTCCCTGGTCCCGGTATTTTTAATGGTCGGCTCGGGTAGCTCTTTGAGAATAACGGGGGTAAGTTTCACCATCTGATATACAGCCCTGATTTTTTCAAGATTGCTGCTCTGCGGGTCGAAGAGTACCGCGGAGGATTTATTGATGGTCGCCTTGACCTTGCGTACCAGGGTCTGCTGGTATGGAGTGCGATAATAGATACTCTTCGTCATTTTCTTCTCTCCTCCAGTTTGCTCAGGATTTCAATGATTTTATCGAGCCGGGTGATTACCTTATCATATTCACCGCCCAGATAGCCGGTGCCTTCGCAGGTCTCGCAAGTAAAGAATTCTTTTGCCGTCATGCTGACCGGCTTTTCAATCTTCCCTGTGCCCCCGCAGTCCGGGCAAACCTGTCGCATGGCTTCCTCCTTTATTCCGAATGCCATATGATATAATCGGCGGCTACCCCGTAAAGCCCCTGCTCCCCGCGCTCCAGGTCCGTCTCATCGTCATATAGCGCAACCCCCACCTTCACACCCCCATCACCCCCCATCGTCCCGGAGTAGCCCTGTAAGGCCGTCTGGAGAGCGCTGATACAGCTTTTAGCATCGGAGTACTTACCGGCAAAGACCGAGAGCTGAAAGCGTGGATGGGCCAACCCCCCGCCTTCATGCGTGTGCTCCCGCACCCCGGATATCTTGTTGATAATCATGTAGGGTTGGGCGGTGTTCTGGGGTGCCTGGACGAAATATATCCTCCGCCCGACGTAATCAGTGATGCCCGACTGCGCCAGGAGGTATGTCATCAATGCCTGCTCGATTAACACTATGCCGCTCCCTTGACTGCTTTCCCCAGCCCCTCCTTGATATTCCGCATTACTTTATCTTTGACCTCATCCACTGCCGGGCGGAAAAAGGGATGCGGCGGAGCCGGGTGAGGTCCCCCATGCCCGTATTCCACCAGGTGAGCGTGGGGCGCCCGCCTGGGGCGTATGCCGGCGAAGGCAACCGCCAAACTGCTCATTGTCTCCGGTAATGCTTTGGCATAGGCCGCCTTCTTCAAATTGCCTGTCGGACCCACCGGGGCTTTCTGCTTTATCCGGTCGCGAACCAGCCGCGCCTGCTTCAGCAGCAACTTGGTCTTCTCTTTGGTCACTTCTTTGATGAGTTTGTTGGTATTGCGCTCGAACCGGTCCATGCCTTTGAGGGCAATCTGCATCTTCATCAGTCCTGTAGCTCCTTGCAGTTGAGCTGTAATTCCCTGCCCCGCTCGTAGACATTGGCGAGCGATAATATCTGGAAGTGCCGGTTGCCGTACTTGATTCGCCACTCCGGCTTAACATCGGAGCGGTACCGTATCCGGACGACTCCCTGTACCTCAGCATTAAGCTGCGCCGCTTCCTCGTATCTCCGCCCGCTCCCCCACTCTATCGCCGCCCAGACGGTAGCCACGTCGGTATAAGAGACTTCCATCTCGTTGAATGAATTGCGAGCTTGGGTCGTCTTCTGCAGCGTGATCCTGTGCCGTAAAAATCCTGCCCTCATAATAAAATCCCCAAATTTAGAAGGGCTATTACAAGCAGACCAATATCTATAAATCCCCACAAAATTAATAAGGGGCGATAATCTGGCAATGGATTATATGAATCCCTGTTTTTTTCGGTACATCGTTTAACCATTACAAAATCCTGTCCTTCCAGAGCAATGCCTCTACTCCTAATGGCAATGGACTAACCACCGCTCCGATAACGACATCCTCCCGGTTCTCATAGAGGTGACCGAGCAGGAGTAGTATTGCCTGGTAGATGTTCCGGGGTACATCACTCCCTAAATTTCCATATCCACAGATGAACGTTAGACAGACCCCATTGACCGGCCGCAGCGTTGTCGATGGCCAGCTCTCGCCGTAATTCAGGGATACCCGCCCCGGCTCACTCTTGATATCCACGAAGTAATTGCTACTGGAAAGTGTTGCCTCGGTATCATCGGTGTCGTAATATTTAACAGAGCTGACCGACTGTAGCGGAGGCAATGGTATCTCTATGAAATCTTTTGAAGGGAAAGCATCGAGCCACAGCTCCCAGGTCTGAGTAATGTAACTCCGGTTCTGGAACTTCTCGCAGTCCTGCCTGGCGGCGGTGATGAGCGCGGTGAGTAAATCGTCCTCGACCGCCGGGCCCGCTTTCTTTATCACCTCGACTCCGAAGTCGCAGGTGGCTACGGCTACTGTGGCCACCGCCCGGATATAGGTATAGCTGCCGGTATAGGCTTTCTCCTGGACGGCATTGTCATTCTCCTCGGTTACCTGGGTAAAAGCGCCGGAATCCACATCCGACCAGTTTTCACCGTCGTTGCTTTCCTGGAGTTTCACATCGACGGTTCCCCCGCTGCCGTTGGCGCCGGAGACCAGGTTGACCAGGGCATCATAGCCCGAGACCTCTACCGCTTCACCCTCAAGTGAGTAAGAGGCGACCATGCCGTGGCCGCCTGGGGCGATGCTTATCTCGGTGGTAATATCGTCGGCCAGGTCTTCACTGTCTATTCGTAAATGTAATTTAGCCTGTGCCAGGCTTACCGGCTCGACGCTCGGTGCCGTGTTTAGAACGAGTCCCATATTGCTTCTTCCTCTTTTTTATTTTCAGCATGGTGTTCTCGGGCGGCTCCATGCTGGTAGTCTCAATTGTCTTAGCCATAACTTACCTCAGATAAAGAATTACCTGCCCACCGTTACTATTTCCAGCAGCAGCGACTTTCAATTCGAGTGTGCCTGATATGGCAAAGGGAACCGTTGTTGTCGTGGTCCCATCTTTCAATGGAACACCGCCCACTGTGCTTGATGCTGCCGCATTGCTTAAGTCTGCCCCCTGCCCGCCCAGGACATCAATTCCTTCCTCGTCTTCGAGGGTAACATCATATTGGTTAGAAGGTTGAGTATCGCCCGAGTCAGGGACAAAGGTAACCCGGTCGATAATGCCGGCTAGTGGCTTGGTCAATACCCCGCTCACCGCGCCTGTATCACTGGAAGATGTCCAGTCGAGGATGACTTTTTTAATTGTCTTGATTTCTTCGTATGTTATGTCTATAGAGCCTACCGCTGCCATTTTCCTTACCTCCTAAAAATGAATCACAAGTTTTAAAGCTGCCTGTGCATGTGCTATTATATTGCCTGCCTTTTTTATAGTCGCATTCTGAACAAAGGGAGCTACTATGATGGGACTGCCTGTTAATGTCCCATAGCCTATCCCTGCTATACCTCCGCTCTTCACAGCGCTCGCCATAGATACTGCGGAGCCTGTCAGGGAAGCATTGCCTGAACCTGAGATTGAAGCGTTTTTAAGACTGGAGGCTATAGCCACTATGGCGCTGGTTAAAGGCGCTACCCCGGCACCCGATACAGCACCCGCCTTGATTGATAGCGTACTTGCCAGAGAGGCGGCTGTTAGTAATAC